CCTTCGTGCTCTAAAGGATTATAAAAATTTTTTTCTCGAAGTTGCTGAAGAGTAGGAAACTTTCCGTCGAAAGAACCGGGGTCCAAGCCGTACTGCTTAAAACGTCGAAGGTCCCATCGATCATGCGCCGAAGCTAGCACTCGAAGGTGAAGAGAACCTTTTTCTCGCATTTCGACGGTGATCAAGTTATAGACGTATTCTAAATATCCGAAAATAAAAGGGTCGGAACCATAAGTTCCATAAGCGTGACCGATGAGAGAAAGAGCCAAATCTAATAGATCACGTTTTGCGGGCTCGCGTCCCCAAGCGAGCTTAGGAACTAACTCAGAAAGAGGGCGCCAGGGTAAATAAATAGCCTGACCTGGTCGTTCGTCAGGATTTATAATCGCGTAGTGTTTTAAAAAAATAACCCCTCGCTTAACTAGCGCTCCATTTTTAATATCAGAATGAAATTGAGTTGTCTCGTGAATGTCTCGAATCTCCATACCGTGATTCTCCTTCAGCCAACGGACATAGCCGTAATAGGAAAAATTATCGACCCAGAAAGGCTCATCGACTAATGAAAGTATATGGTCGTCTCCATAAACAACGTATATAACAGCTAAGAAAAAGCCCGCCCAAGCTTTCTTCTGGTCTTTCGGAGACATTTTCGAAATCTGGATAACAGAATACCAGCAGAATAGAAAAAGATTAATCCAGGAATTGGCGTGAGAAGTCTGGTACTGGCCAGAAGGAATATGCCCTTGTATGCGTACCCATAAGTCATACACTAAATGCTGAACCCGGTCAATCATGCGCTCCGCTACAAATCGACACACCTGAGTAAGTATAGCGTAAATTTCTGGATCTTTCTCCTTAGAATAATAAGCCATCATCTCTTTACAGTAAATTTCTACTAAAAGGCGACGTATCGACTGGTCCCATTTTGAAAAATCACCGTCGTAAAAGCGGCGGGGTCGAGCATCCGGACTAAGAATACGGTAAAGATGCTCCATACCACCCCACGTCCATTTTTGACCTATTCGTATGTTCTTTTTCTCGAAAACCATCTTCGGACGAGATATAAGACGCTCCATTAGAATCATAGTTAAATTAGGAATAACGAACAACCGCATTTTTGACGTTGAAGCCTTAGCCCAATAAGAATCGTCACGCAATCTCGCCAACTCTAAAAATATGTGCTCATACTTTGCCGATGTACTAAACGAGACCCAAGGTGGAATTCCGGTCTCTAAGAACTCTCCCACCGCTTCTTTTGCCGCGTCGAGATTTTCTCGTTTCTTTCCCTTCGGATTTATGATCACAGTCATCCCATCAATTAGCAATTCTCGAGCCTTATCTTGATTTATACCGGCTCCTGTATGTAGTGGCATGTCCTCTGCCTCATCAAGGTCTAAAGACGGCATAACCTTACCCAGATGTTGTTCTGTGCCTAACATTTTATAAAGCATTTTTTTTGCTGAATCGACAAAATCCAACATAGGAAACAACGACGGAGGAGGTTTTTGTTCTCGGCTCATAGACTTGATTCCGTGAATTAATTTTTCCTCAATATTAATGGTCGAAGAAAGCACCGTCGGACGTCCTTTGTAGGTACCAAACGCCATTTTATATGGACTTAACTTATTAAAAGCAAGCTCGACCAGAGTCGGAATGCGCGTTGAACCGATCCCCGTATCGACCTCGCAATTATAAAATTCGTTCATTCCGGGAGGAACCCATAGTCGATGATGTTTCCAAATGTAGGCATCCCCTTTGAGAATTATCTCTTTTACTTTTTGATGAATGTAAGAAATTGCTGGAGTCGGATCATAATTGTGTTCCACTGGTGGTGTAATTAAAGTCATATTAGGACTAGACCTAATGATCCGCACTAAATGCTCTCGTATGGAAGGCGCATAGAGCCGCGTGACGATTCCATCCGTCACTGTAAAGTTACGTCGAACGTCATCCATTACCCGCCTCATTTGGTCTTCGTCTGACAATCGGACGTGAAATTTCGTGTACCTTGGAACTACCACTGAGTAACCCTCAGTAATACTCCCAGCCTTGCCTCGCAGTACGTAGTCACAATCGCAACCTTTATGCGTACAGTGCTCCTGGACTACTCCTTTTATCTCCCCTGACTCTTCAAAGTAATTCTTAACTCGGTTTCGATAGAACATTTTTCCTAGTAATTCGTCTTTACGTGCTAATCTCTTCAATTGATCCAGGACTGCGTACCGACTCGGGACGGTAGTATCGG